TTAATAGCGGAAAAAAGGTTGAGTTATTCATTGAAAAATGCATTAAAAACATCAATGAATCACTATTAAATACTCGTGTTTTTCAAGCTTTAAGTAAAAATGAACACATTGATCTTACCATTCAAAATGTGAGGGGACAGAAGGATAGTGTATTACGGGACTAGATGACATACGGTCTAATGACTGGGGATGGAATCTCTGATAGTCGCATTAGATAAAGGTTTTTTGTTTTTTTCATTATTATATTTTGTTTTTATTTGGGATTACGCAAAATGTGCGTATTTGGCTAAAATGGCGTTTTCGGACACATGAATGGACGTTTTAAGTTTAACGTTTAAATAATCTTTAAAAGTTGTTTAAAACTCATTTAAGTGACTCCAGTTTTTGTTGTTTTTCTTCTATTCCTTTCTTTAATACATCTTCAAATGCTTTTACTGGATCAGGTACATTGCCTGTTGCTAACTCTCTTCTGAATGCTTCTAGCTGTTCTTCTTGGAAGCTAATCATGTATTTAATGATTGTTTTTTGCATGTCTTTATTTGAGCCAGGTGTTCCACACACTTGATTGTAGATATAAACAAAGTTTTTAATTGCCACATCACCTGACTTTTCTATCAAACCTTCGCTAATCATAAGCTGTTTAAGGCTTGCGGCGAATCCGTTTATTATTTTAGTAGGCTTTATTTTCTCATTAACTGCTTGAAGAAAATTAAATTTATCAGACTTTGAAGGGCTAGAACCTACTGTAAGTGCTTTGCTCACTACTCCCATCTCACCTTCACCTGATGCTAGCCAGGCTAAATTAACTTTAGCCTCTTTTGCTAACTTAATCACAAATTGTAATTGAGGATCTGATGCGCCATCTCTCCACTTCCGCACGGTTGACTCCGCAATAGATAGTTTACGTGCCGTTTTTGCAACACTACCAATAATAGTCACAACTTTTTTTAATCTATCTGTAAAAAGGTCATAGTTAGCGTTCATTTTAATACCATTTTTTTAAACTTATTTTTGCATGGTCGATGATGCAATAAGTTATTGATTTAACACGTATAACTAGGATACCGGCACGCTTAGATCGCTAAAATAAAGATCGACCATAGTAAATCGTGTTGACATGCGAGTTATTCGTGCGCTATTATTTACCGCATGAGACACACATACACACCAAAAAAAGCCCCTAATGGGGACTGGCATAGAGCAGATATTGTTGCTGCTCTTCGTAAAGCAGGATGGTCAGTACGTGGCCTATGTACGCATCACGGTTATTCACATCCTACTACTTTAAATAATGCTTTAAATAGACCTTGGCCGAAAGGCGAAAAGATCATTTGTAAAGCATTGAGAGAAGGCGGTGAATACCCTGATATTCAACCCGAACATTTATGGCCTTCTCGCTATTTCAATAAACCGAATTCTACGCCTAAAAAACGTGCTTTGCATGGAAAAAATAAGGGGGTGAATTGATATGGCTAGCGTAAAAGATGATCGCACGATTGATATGTTTTTAATTCCACAAGAAGAGCGTCCTAACCCTGCTACTTCTGACTACTCTTTGGACGTTGCTACCAAGCTAAAAATTGCCTTAGATTTTGCTCACGATGCTGGCTTAGATCGCCATGCTGTTGCGGCTGAAATGTGTCGTTTAACTGGGCGTGAAATACACAAGTCTACTTTGGATAAATGGACGGCTCCTGGCAGTGATGGTTACAACATTCCTTTGTTTTTTGTTGTTGCTTTAGAGCTTGCTTGTAAGACGACGATTTTAACGGATTGGCTTGTTAATAAACGTGGCGGTCGAGTGGCTTATGGTAAAGATGCTTTGAGTGTTTTGATGAATATTAAAGCGCATGAGAAAAAGAAACTTGAAGCTGAAATGAAACAGATTGAAAAAATGTTAGGAGCACAGTTATGAGTATTAAACAAATTAATGATATTGCTTGTTATGGATGGGTTCCTGATTTTGTTGCATCCAATAACAACGAAATTTCTGATTATCATGATGCAGTTTATAGCATGGATACGCGCATTGACGCTGCCGTTGATTTTTTAGACCAATTAGAGCGTATTACTAAAACGGATACTAAGGGCTGTATTTTGACTGTTCAAGGTGAATTAGCGTTGAGCTTTTTAAAAGCTGAAATGGTGATTTTAAAGTCGGCTAAAAATCATAAAAAAATTGAGTATTGCAAGACTGGTCACTGGGCTTTTGGGGAGAACCAGTAATGAAACAAGAGTGGTTTACAGCTAAGGAAATTGCAGGGCTAAAAGGAGTCCCTGGAACTGATTCAGGTGTTAAAAGAAAGGCCAAAAATAAAGACTGGACATCACGCCCACGCAAAGCTAAAGGTGGTGGCTGTGAATATCACATTGATAACCTGCCTAAAGAAACTTTACATGCATTGATTCTTCGTGAGACGGCTTATGTTGAGCCCGCCACACCTGTTGAAAAACCACTCTCTAAATCTGAAATAGCCGAAAAAATAAAACAACAAGATAACAAATTTACTTATGACTCTGCTGAGCTTTGGACTTATGCGGATAGTAAGCCTGAGAAGGCTCGTGCTAAGGGGCGTGAAAAGGCTGGTTGGTTACGTCAGATTATGACTTTGATGGAGTCGGGTTCTAGCTTTAAAGAAGGTGCCAAATTAGTGGGTGCTGAGCATGGTGTAAGCACAGGAACTTTACGCGGCCTTTATTATGGCGGTAAAGGAAAACGTGGTGCTAAATTTTATGATATGGCTGATTGGGATGTGGCGATGTTGCCGCGTTTTGTTGGGCGTGTTGTTAATAATAAGGATTGCCACCCTGAGGCATGGGATGCGTTTAAAGGACTTTATTTGACTCGCGAGCAACGTACTTGGACTGATTGTTATCGACGTTTAGAAGAAATGCTGATTGAGCAAAATAGATTGGGTAAAAATTGGGTTATCCCCAGTGAAAAAACGTTGATAAGACGTCTTAAAAAAGATGTGTCTATAAGAACGATTGTTTTAAAGCGTGAAGGTGAAGAAGCCCTTAACCGTTTGTACCCACCACAGTCGCGTGATCGCAGTTGCTTTGCGGCTGGTGAAGGTGTGAGTGGCGATGGTATGAAGTTTGATAAGTTTTGGGTGGATTGGGGTGATGACATTATTAACACCACCACGGGGTGGTTTTGGCAAGATTTGCGCAGTAATAAATTTTTGGCTTATCGCATTGCTAAAACCGAGAATACCGATTTATTTAGGCTTGCTACTTATGACTTAACGGCACTTTGTATGCCTTCTTATATACAAGTGGATAACACACGAGTCGCGGCCAATAAGCCGATGACTGGCCAAGGTATGGGTCGCCATCGTTTTCATACTAAAGATGATGATTTTGAAGGCGTTTTAATACAGTTGGCTGGTGGTGATAAACGAGTTGTTCACTTTACAGACCCAAACCACAAAATGAGTAACGCAGGTGTTAAGCCTGTTGAACGTGCCTTTGGCATTGGCGGCATACATGATGCGGTGCGTTTTCACCCCAAAATGGCTGGGCGTGGCATTAGTAAAAAAACAGCCGTTCCTATTGCAGAGCTAGAAGCGATTATTGCAGAAGAAGTGATTCGTTTTAACGCTCGAACAAAACGCCGTACTGATGCTTGTCGCGGTGTGCTCAGCTTTAATGAAGCATTTGATGCCTCGTTTGCTACCGCCAAAGTAAAAACACTAACCGAGGCACAGCGCAGGCTGTTATTGCTGATGCCTGAACGTGTATTTGTTAATCGCACACATGGCCAAGTAACGCTTAAAGCCGGTGCGAGTCAATGGGGTAAAAACCATTATTGGCACGAAGCGCTTAATGAATTTATGGGTGAATATTTAACCGCTTATTACGACCCTGAGAACCTAGAAAAAGAGATTGCTCTTTATGGCTTAGATGGTCGTTTTATTATTAATGCACAGCACAAACCCAGCACTGCCTTTACCGATACAAGCGCAGGACGTGAACACGCTAAGTATAAAAAACGCCAACGCAAAGCAGACAAAATTTCTGCTGACTCAGAAGTACAAATGACCAATTTACAAATAGCTAACTTATACCCCAAACCTAAAGACGTGACCATTCCTAAGCCTGGCATTGTGCAAGGTAACTTTAAGCAGAAAAAACAAGTGATTGATGGTGAGTTGGTGGATACCGAAACGGGTGAGGTTTTGGAAGCGGATATGGAACACAGCTTTGGCAATGTGGTTAATGCCGCATGGGAAAATATGAAAAAGCCATTATTGAAATAATTAAAAGATGCCCTGACAAGTGTTCGAGACCTGTCAGAGCGATAACTACGGCTAAGCCGTAATCATTTAGAGAAAAGAGAGTATAGCAAAAATGCAATTAGCAGAAACCATCTTTGATGAAGAAGACGCTTTAACACCCTCGTTATTAGACCGTGTTAAGGACGAAATTATCTCATACACCCTAACCCAAGGCGAAGTATCAAAAGAAGCAGGACTATCTAAAACCAGTACAGGCAGTAAGTTAAACCAATGGTTACAAGGCAAATACACAGGTGATAACAGCAAGTTAGAAGCGCAGTTAGAGCAATGGTTAGCATCACGCGAAGCCAGACGTTCTGCCGCCGCGTCATTACCCATTGCACCACTTTGGTATGACACCAGCACCGCCACTCGCATTTTAAATGCCCTGCGATATGCACAAATGGCCGGAGACTTTGCCGCTATTTATGGTGGTGCCGGATTAGGCAAAACCCAATCAGCAAAACACCACGCAAAAATAAGCCCCAACGTTTGGTTAGTGACCATGAGCCCTGCCAGTTCGTCAATGGGATCTTGCCTTCGTCGCATAGCCAATAAATTAGGAATGACCCACGGCATTATGCGAACCGATAGTTTAGAAGATGCGATTGTCGAGCGACTAAAAGACACCAACGGCTTGATGATTATTGACGAAGCACAGCATCTTAATAATAGAGCCTTACATACTATTCAACGCTTGCAAGATGCTACCCAAATAGGCTTTGCGATGATGGGCAATGAACTGGTGTATAGCCAATTAACAGGCGGTAGACGAAGCGCAGAATTTGCACAGTTGTTTTCACGTATTGGTAAACGAGTGCGACTTCAAAAGCCAAGCAATGGCGATATTAAAGCCTTGCTTGATGCATGGCAGATAACAGGACGCGAAGAACACAGCATTATTAGTGAAATAGCTAAACGCCCGGGCGCATTACGAGTCATCACCAAAACACTTCGATTAGCCAGCATGTTTGCACAAGGGCATGAGGTTAAGACACAGCATATTCAAGCGGCTTGGAAAGATTTGGGTGGTGAAATATGAAAGTTTCAATACTGATCAATACATGGGAGGAGATTCGATATGACCATTAAAAGACCACAATTAATAGAGCGTTTAAAAAAGTTACATAAAGTAACGATGGAACTGACTCATGCTGGCTTTAACGTTGTTGCCATTGATACAGCGCCTCGAATTCCTCAAATCATATTAATTGAGTCGGGGCATTGCAAAGGATTAGTTAGCACGTCTTATAAAACAGGGCATGACCAATTTGGACGCTATCAAATTTTTAAGGCCGAAAAAGACGGCTGTGAACTGGTGTGGAAAACACGCTGTTTGCAAAACTTTGAATCACACCCTGACTACCACTAGAGGACAACAGCATGAATACATTAATCATGGTGATAGGTTTTATGGTGATCGCTGAAATAGTGATTGCGATATTGCTAAAACGACACGAAGAACCGACCCAAACACACACACACACTTTAAAACGGAGAAGACACGATGAATGCTGAAACACAAAATCGCAATCCTGTTCCTGACAATTGCGAAATACCGCCCATCCCTGGGCATAACACACCGAATATTGATGACTATATGGAAAATGCCACAGGGCATTTAGTGCTTACCAGCACTATTTCTGAAATAGACTTAATGCGTAACAACATGATAAACGACTTAAGGCAAAAAGCACTTAAAGTCAGTCAAGAAATCGCTAATTTTAAAGCTGATGCAGAAGGTGATATTGAAGCCTTTATGCAATTGAGCGCAGAGCAATACGGCGTTAAATGGGGTGGCAAAAAAGGCAACGTAGCACTTAGAAATTATAACGGAAGTGCACAAGTTAAAATTCAAAAGCAAGATATACAAGCTTTTAATGAGCGTTTACAAGTCGCCAAAGAATTGATAGATGAAATCATCATCGAAAAGTCAGAAGGCATAGATGAAGTGATTAAAGCTTTGATGCTTAATGTTTTTAATACGACTAAAGAAGGCAAAGTCAACAAAACTGAATTGCAGCGTTTAAAAGACATGAAGACTTTAAATCATCCTAAATGGCCGATGGTACTAAAAGCTTTAAATGACTCCATCAACATCATCGGCACACGAGAATACATCAATTTTTATGAGCGTGATGAGCATGGAAAGATGCAGTTAATTGTTTTGAATATTGCGGGGCTGTAATCATGCTTGATGAATTAATTGATGACGACCAATGGAAAGAAGCCATGAAAGCACTACGTGACTCAATGCAGATAGCCAGCAGTAAAAGCTATATGAGAATTTATGAGCGTGATGCACACGATAAGTATCAAGCCATTTCTTTAGATATTGCGGGGTTGTAATGGATATCGACAAACTACACCAGTGGTCATTAGCCGCAGCGCAAGAGCTACAAGAAATATGTGATGACGCGCAAATAGCAGCAGGCAATCCAGATGGTGAAGATCAACTGCCTAGCATTCGTTCATTAATGAATGAATTTGATGAAATCAATAACCCTTTTAGTGCGGAGAGTAAGTCATGAAACCCAATAGCCGAAAATCAGACCTAGCCAAAATCCACATCGCTAAAAAGCAAATGGGCATGGAAGATGATACCTATCGCGCCATGCTCATGCATGTTGCTGGAGTCGATTCGGCAGGTAAATTAGATATGAATGGCCGTATGAAAGTACTTCACCATTTAAGCACCCAAGGCTTTAAACCCAAAAAGTTTAAAGGCAAACCCAACAACGTAGCGCGTGAGCCACAGCTTAAAAAGATAGAAGCATTGCTAGCTGACATGAAACTCAGCTGGGCGTATGCCGATGCAATGGCCAAGCACATGTTTAAAGTAGAAAAAGTGGCATGGCTAAAGGAAGGAAAACAGTATCAAGCAGTGATCACAGCACTTGTTAAAAAACAGGCAAAGCTCAATGGATAACCAGCCGCAAAAAGCAGTTATGACTCAAACCGACTTCTTTACTCCGTGGATATCAGGTGATGCCGCAATGCCTAAAGAAGGTCAACGAACGCTACAGTTTTTTGAGGCAGAGGGTGGTGAAATGGTTGGTCCAATAACAATCAAGGCTTTATATATAGACGGCAAATATTTTTATAGAAAAATACTTTGGTGGATGCCCATACCATCATTGCCACTAGAGTACTTAAATCAGTTAAAAAAGCAGGGAAATAACAATGCTTAGCCAAACAACCATCAATATAGAGCTTGGTTTAGCAGCACTATGCAAACATGCAAAATATGGCCAAACACTCACACAGCAAGAAATTGCAGACGTGTGTGGTTGCACTAGAGGCGGTATTTTTATGCTTGAAAAACAAGCAATGAATAAGCTCAAGAAAAAAGCACATCGGTATGCTATTGCTGAGTATTCGAGTTTGGTAGGTGTTCCCACACTGGAGCATGGGAACGAGATGCCTGTTGTTGATGCTGGTGATGTCTTAATAGAGATGAGCGCATAAATCACCCATGAATAAAACCCAATTCATCCAACACCACATCAGCTTACACAGCCCAGCCACGCCTTCAAAAATGAAAGAATATATAAAAAGAGCTGAAAATATGTGGGATGGTTTAACAGAGCAAGGCTATGGCGCACCCAAGCAACACAAAGAAAAAGAAGCAAGAAACTGGTACCAAGAATTAACCGTCTACCAGCGTGAGTGGTTTGATAAGTTTTGGATTGCTTTCGATCATAAGCACGGCAAACAACGTGCAGCAAAAGCATGGATACAAATAGGCGAACAAACAGAAGCCAAGTACAAACAAATAGTAGAAGCAGCCAAAGCAGAAGCCAATAAATTTAGAAAGCCACACGAAACACGCAAAATGGCCGAAGGCTGGCTGACAGAGTATCGCTTTGAAGACCACATTACTAAAAACAAATCAGGTAAAGGCGCCAGTGTTAAACGTTCATTAATCCTCAATGAAATTAAAGCCCTAGAGGGTTTTAACAGTGATGGCACTCAAGATGATGGTATTACCAAACTTAAAAAGGAGCTTGCAACTCTATGATGGGCATACCCGACCAAATACCCTGTTATTTACCACGAAGTATTTTAGATCTCATTGATGTTATTGGAGAGAAAGCTACTCAAATTATCGTTAATGAACGCGGAGGCATTACATTGTGTGTTCCTTCGACAGTTACTGAAGATCATTGGCTTTATAGCGACATTGGTAAAGAGGCTTTTACTAAATTAGTAAAAACATATAAAGGTGAAGAAATTGAAATAGCGCGATGTGAAAAAGCACTACAACTTAAAAAAGAGCTGGATATTGTTAAAGCAAAAAGCCAAGGCATTGGCACATTTACACTCGCAAGACACTATCAGCTCAGTGCAAGACGTATTCGCATGATCGTAGAAAAACACAGAAACCAACAACCCAGCAATCAAACAGAATTATTTTAGGAAACACTATGCTCGACTTTGTAAAAAACTCAACACTCATACCGTCAGACTTTAAAAGGCGTGTTGGTGGCAGAGCAGTCTCCGCAGTCATAGCCAAATATTAATCATTGGAGAAAACAGAATGAACAACTTAACCATATTATCAACAGCTATTCATCAAGTAGATGGATTATATTCATTGAATGATCTACACCGTGCATCAGGCGGTGCAGAAAAACATAACCCGAATAGATTTATAAGATTAGAGCAAACAAAAGCCTTAATTAGCGCAATAAACCAAACGCCAGATATGGCGTTAGCTATGAAAACAAACCGTGGAGGGCGAAATTCAGGAACTTACGGGAGCAAAGAACTCGTTTTATCCTATGGAATGTGGATAAGCCCACAAGTAAACCTAGCCGTGATACGAGCCTTTTTAAATCAACAAGAATCTAGTTTAAACAGGCAACAATCTACCATCACCATAAGCTATGCAGAATACACCGCCTTATTAAAAGACAAAATCAGCCTATTATCATCACCAAAAGAAATACCAGGTTCACCACTGCACCACCGCCAACAACAACAAAAAGAAAAACAACATGCAGGGTTTATCCAACAAGTGAAACAGATCATTCGAAGCAATCCGGGCATTAATAAAAAAGACTTGCTCGCAAAGGCAGGGTTCGACAAGCGTGATAAAACACGCAACCAACTCTTAGATATGTATGAAGGCATCCACTGGAAAAGCCAAATCGTCAGTAATGTGTATAGCTATCAGTTAATAGCCATCCACTAGAAAAAATGAAATATTTGACACAAACGCACAACAGGGCTAAGGTTAATTCATCAGAGCAAAATCTCTGGTCAGGATTCAGACCCTGTTGTAACAGATGCAAAGCGCATCTCTAAATGCGTTTTTTTATGCCTAAATTTAAGCTAGGCATAAAAGCCCCCGAGTTATGGTGGGCTGTATAGGCAACCTTCGGGTTGGTCGTTCATCTGTTACGATAGTCTGAACCTGTACAGTCTGCCACCCAATTCGTTTCAGACCGAATAAGTGGCCTTTAAAACACATTTAACAGGTACTTAATATGTCATTACTCTCCATAGATAACACCTCCATCCGTCAAATCGACGGCCTTTATTGCTTAAATGATCTACACAAAGCCGCTGGTTCAGAAGTTAAGCATGAGCCTACTAACTTTATGCGTAATGATCGTACTCAATCATTAATTACAGAAATAAACCGTTCTGCAAATTTGCAGAACGCTATTGATATTAAGCAAGGCGGAACCGATCAAGGCACCTACGTTTGCAAAGAACTGGTCTATGCATACGCCATGTGGGTATCCGCCAAGTTTCACCTGCACGTTATTCGCGCTTTTGATGCTAATTTAGCCCTAGCACCGCCCAGCAGCACTGAAAAAAAGCTAACCCAAGCTCTATTAAAAGCACGGCCTGAGT